TACTACAACCACAAGAAACGTATACGATTCCTCATTAGGATTTAGCACAGCCTGGAATTATCGAGTAGGAACAACTGACGGAGATTTAACATTTACAACATCAGCAAGGTATTTAAGAGTCAGAGGTTACGTTACTGGAAAAGACGGGTCCACATACTATGGACCTTGGAGTGCGTGGATATAATGATTACAGTTAATGATAAATTGAGAGTTATACAAGACCATATTAATTTTATAAATGGTAGAATAGACAAGATAGATACCGTAACATCTCTTCCTGTAGGGGAAGAAGAGGGCCATGTGTCAAGTCTGGCTACAGAATATTATAGTATACAAAGATCAGAATTAATGTTGCAAATTGAGGCACTACTCAATTTAAAGGCTTCATTAAATTAACAAGGAGGATAAAATGGCAACATATACAGTACTAACAGATGATGAAAAAGCTGCAATTACACAGGCTGAAATTAGAAACCTAGAGTATGCAATGTATGCATTAGAGGTTCAACTTATTGCAGAAAACGCAAAGTCAGAGCCAGTAGCAGAAACAGTAACACTTTTAACATCAGCAATTGCTGAAAAGCAAACACAAATAGCAGCACTTTAATTAGATAAGGGGGAAGGAAATGTCATATAAAAATACAGTTCTAAATGACTTTCCAAACTCATTCTATTTATTAGATGAAGTTCAGTCAGGCACAATTGATGACTACACAGAGCTTCTATCTCAATTTGCTACTTATCAAGCACTACTTGATAGTGGAATGACATATGCAGATATAAATGGAATGCCAGTTTATGATTATTCGGGGAACCTTAATAACGGCTCCGCATCTTCTGCATCCCCAAAACAATTAATGCCACTAGTATCTGGCGGGATTAGAGGAACAGAAATAACTAATTTCACAGAGATACTATATGAACCACAAGGAATAGCTACCAAGTACTATAAAGATAATTCATTTTCTATAGAGGTCTGGTGTGCATTACCTGAAAATAATGTGACTGCAACTATTGTAGGGGACCCGTTAATAAATACTGGTATCTTCTATGAAAATGGCAATATAGTATTTAAGGTAGGTGCAAATAAAGTAGAGCATACTGTATCAAATGCTCAAGCAATACATGTTGTAGGCATATTTACCAGTAACCTTTTGTCCCTTTATATTAATGGATCGCTAGTAGACACATCCTCTTTAAGCACATATAAGTTTTCTAATGAAAGCGTTGATTTTAAAAGTGGACCATCTACAGGCAGACTAGTAATAGATTCAGTAGCATTTTATAGATATAGCTTATCTGAGTCACAGATATTAAATCATTACGCTGAAGGCACTAGAGAAGTCAATGTATCTCAAATCGTATCCGTAGACGGAGGGTATTTGTTTAGTATGAATACAGAGTCCATGAGACCTAGATTCACATACTCGTACCCAGTCTCTAAACTTTGGAGCGAAATAGAAGGCAATAATATTTATTTATCAGACAATCAGAATTACATATATATACCAGAGACTACAGTAGCGGCTGCTGAAACTTCTTCTTTTACTGATTCAATTATTGTTCCTAATTATCTAAACATTACTACTTCGCAGATAAACTGGGATGATGATGTTAAGGGTATTCTTGTTGAGGTAAGCAAAGATGAATTGTCCTGGGAGATATGCGATAACGGAAAGCCTTTGCCGTACTTTAATAAAAATGACAACGACCTTTCAGATATATTATTTATAAGAGTAACTCTAAGCTCAACAGATACAACCAGATACCTTCCAATTCTTAGAGGCTTAGAGATTAAATTTTATAATTCAAAGGACTTTTATAGCGACAACTCTGGGTACTACGCTTCTTCAGATTACGATTACTCCCTGCCAAATAATAACAAGAGAACTCTTTCCTATAATAAAAACAATGGGTTAACGATGTATGATGGCCACGGGTTTTCTTTAAACGGAATTCCAGACGTTAATTCTATTGAAGTTATATTTACCCCACAGTATGATCAGAACGTACTGGTTTCTGGAGCATCCCAGATATATGAGTGGGACCTGTCTGGTGCCATCACGAAGACTGGGGTATCCTCAATATACGTAAATGGTATAAATAGGACATCAGAGACAAATGTTTGGGACTTCATGTCAGTCAATGTCCCCCACCATATAGTGATCAATTTCACGGCTGCAGCAAATAGTATTAAATTTAATCAAAACCAATCTGACTCTAAATCAGGATTAGGTCATATGTATAACAATGTGGCGGTATACGAAAACAGCCTATCCGTAAACAGCATATTGACACACTACTTACTATACACAGATAATACAATTAATCTGATATCAGATACATCATTTGGACTATCTGAGTCCACCCTAGGTGACAGTTCTACTCCATTTTTTATCACAGTGGTAGAACCAGAGGCAGTAAGCATTTAATTTTGTCCATCCAGCGTACAATCTCTGGACTTTAACACAGAATAATGGTATGATTTATGTCTATGGATATTAATAGCCCCAAGTACAACATACTTGAAGAAGAAAGCACACTAGGAATCTATGTCTGGGAAATGCCAGACGGCAGATGGATCGGAGACGACGATGGGAATTTTCTTTCAGTCACGTCCAAAAAAGGCAATAGATCCAGAGTCGATGCTTTGGCTAGAGAAGTTCGCTCATATGGCATATATGAGGGCGGGCCTAAATTTCTTTCAGCAAGACGCAAAATTACAGACGAAGAATTTGCAGAGCAAGAATCAAGACTTAAGTGGGGACTAATTCCAGACCCTCTCGATATTGGAAACTATAAAGACGAAATAAAAAAGTTGGGTGGTCTAAGATGAGCGTAGAATTTCTTAATGAAAATAACTCAGAGAATATTGTAGATATATCTAATACAGCAGACTGGTTCTCATTTAAAAAAGATGAGCAAAGATCAGATGATCCATTCTCAATGGGGCTTGAAGATTTAAAAAAGGTAAGAGGTCTAGGCTCCGCATTTAAGCGTAGAGTAAATAGAGAGTTCTCTAAAGCATTTACTGGCGTAGAGGAAACAGGCACACAGCAAAATCTACTTGCACAAGCAATTAGCGGTTATGCAATGTTTGATCTTATTGAGCCTCCATATAATTTAGAGTATCTTTCAAAGGTATACGAAATCTCAACATACAACTATGCAGCAATTAATGCAAAGGTTGCAAACATTGTTGGGCTAGGGTATGACTTTGTAGAGACCAAGAAAACAAATGATGCATTTGATTCTATTACAGATGACAAGCAGCTTGAAAGAGCTCGTAGAAAGCTTAACAAATTGCGCCAAGACCTACATGGCTGGCTAGATTCAACAAATGATGAAGACACATTTACACAGACATTAATCAAGGTATACACAGACCTAGAAGCAACAGGTAATGGGTATATTGAAGTTGGCAGAACAGTTGGCGGGAACATTGGATATATCGGACATATACCTGCAAAGACAATGCGTGTTCGTAGACTAAGAGATGGCTTTGTTCAATTGCTTTATGGTAAGGCTGTGTTCTTTAATAACTTTGGAGATAAAGAAACAGAAAACCCAATTGCAGGACAAGAAGACCGTCCAAACGAAATTATTCATTTAAAGAAATATACTCCGATGAACAACTATTATGGAACTCCAGATATTGTTGCAGCCCAGGTTGCGCTTGCTGGAAACGAGTTGTCTGGCAGATATAACTTGGATTACTTTGAAAACAAGGCGGTCCCCCGATATATTATTACTGTTAAGGGAGCAAAGCTTTCTCCTGAGTCAGAGCGTAAATTGCTTGAGTTTTTTCAAGTCGGGTTAAAGGGAAAGAATCATAGATCTCTTTATGTTCCACTTCCAGCCGATAGCGCAGACTCAAAAGTTGAATTTAAAATGGAACCAATTGAGGCGGGCAATCAGGAAGGCTCATTTGAGAAGTATCGTAAATCAAATAGAGACGAAATCCTATTAGCCCATAGAGTCCCAATTAATAAAATAGGAACTCCAGAAGGAGTTAATTTAGCTGTAGCAAGAGATGCCGATAAAACATTTAAAGAGCAGGTTTGTAGACCAGCCCAAATGATTTTAGAGAAAAAGATTAATCTAATATTTGATGAAAAGACAGATGCTCTATTACTAAAATTTAATGAATTGACTCTTACCGATGAAGACACCCAGTCCAAGATCGATGAGAGATATTTAAGAATGCAGGTAATTACCCCTAATGAAGTTAGAATTAGAAAGGGCATGATTCCTTTAGACGGCGGAGACGATATGGTAGATTTAAAGCCTCAACAGGCAGCCGATCAAAGAGCTACAGCAGGGAAAACTCGAGTCAGAGATTCTGAAAGATCTGCCGCTTCCCCAGATATATCTGGAGAAGGAAGAAATGCAAAAGGCGACGGAAGTCAGGTTGACTAAGTCTACTCAACTGTTATTTGCTTTATATTGTATAACACTATAAAATTAAGCATATGAACATTGAAAAGTCTTTGTGGACTAGCCATGGAAATGATATCGTTTTATCAGTTCCTTTTACTAAAGTTAACCGTGAAAAGAGAACGGTCTCTGGGTTTGCTACGCTTGATAATGTAGACCAAACAGGAGATGTCGTAACCGCAGAAGCAAGCCTAAAGGCATTTGAAAGCTTCAGAGGAAACATCCGTGAGATGCACGGACCTAGCGCAGTTGGCAAGATGGTTTCATTTAAGCCAGAAACTTTTTACGACCCAAAATCAAAAGAGTTCTATAACGGAGTTTATGTAGACGCATACATTTCAAAGGGAGCTCAGGATACTTGGGAAAAGATTCTAGACGGAACATTGCAAGGATTTTCAATCGGCGGAAAGATTTCAGAATCAGATAACGAAGTTAACAAAGCTACAGGTAAGTCTGTTCGCTTTATTAAGGGATACGATTTGATTGAGCTTTCAGTTGTTGATTCACCAGCAAATGAACTATGTAACATTCTTTCTATACAGAAAGTAAACGGACAACTCATAGCAAAAGGTATTGCTGTTGGAGTTGTAACCGAAAATATATTTTACTGTGAAGACAGTGATTCTGTTTTTATCTCAACAGATAAGACATATGACTCGCCAGTATCTGGCAAGCCAACAACACTAATTGGTTGGGTTGAGAGTTCAGATGTTAATAAAGCAAAAGAGATAGATAAGATTCTTGATGCACATAAGCAATCAAGATTTACGTTGCCTGAAACACAAAAAATTGCAAAACAGGCAAACGCAGAAGGAGGTAATGAAGTGGAAAAACTTAATGTAGGCAAAGAAGCAGACGTAGTTGCAGAAGATGTAACTGTTGAAGCTCCAGCCGAAGACTCAGCAACAGACGCAGCAGTTGAAGAAACAGAAGCAGTTGCAGATGAAGCAGTAGTTGAAGTTTCTACTCAAGAAGCAGTAGTTGATTCTACTGAAGAAGCAGTAGCACAAGACCCTTCTGCCGAAACTCTGGAAAAAGCAGCCGAAGTATCAGAAGATAAGGTTGATGAACCTGATTTTGCGAAGATGTTAGGC